CGTGGGAAAGACGACTCTTGCGCATAGAAGTCTTCGCAAAAAAGCGCTCAAAATTATTGAATTCAATGCGAGTCACACCCGCTCAGGAACAAGCTTTCGAAAGATTATTTTGCCCCTATTGAAAGAAGGTGGTATTGTAAATATGTTAGAAACAGGAAAGAAAGGAGGAATCGGTATTATTTTAGATGAGATTGACGGATTATCCCAAGGAGAAAAGGGAGGGTTAAAAGAATTGTTGGATTTTCTCCGGTCTTGGAAACCTACCCATATCAGCACTCCTTTGATTTTGATTAGCAACACATTAGATTCCAGAAATTTAATTCAGATTTCAAAACTGTGTCTTACAATTGGGATTCAAGAAGCCGACCAACATCAGGTAGAGCAGTGGCTGGGTCAGCCTCTTCAATCAGACGATATGTTAAAGAAAGTTCAAGGTGATTTACGATTACTTCAGCGACAGGTCGCAGGTTTAGAAGAACCTTGTGAGGTGAGTGAAGTTCCAGAAGGGATTTTACCGATTGCGTGGTGGACATTGTGGACTGAATGGGATCCGTTTGTAGATTTGGATATTGAAAGTCATGAAGCAAATCTAGCAGGTCTTGTCATGATTGAAAATATGAACGATAGAATTAGGGCTTCACTCGGTGATACGGAAGAAGCTTGGAAAGTCTATGGAGATTTGTATAAGGCCTACTGTAAATCAGATAGAGCTGATTTTTGGGCGTTTTTCCATCAATGCTGGAATTTACTTCCTCTTTCTCAAGATTTGAAACTCAAAATTCCAAGTCTTCAACTCGGTCAGCTTTGTAAAGTTCCAGAAAGTCATCGCGTGCCGAAACCTGATGCCTTACGTTATACACCTGTTTTAACAAAACAATCTGCTATTTTTAATTCATGGAAGTTCATGTGTGAATTGGCGGATCGCGACGGCGTCCCTGTTCATACAATTCCATCCCTCTGTCATTTAGAAGCCTTGAAACCTGAAGTCAAAGCGGATAAACAACGGCGCTTACGAAATATCGCATTGCAAACCTTGCTAGAGGAAAATTGATTCTAGAACCTTCATTCGTTGTATACAATGCGGTTTCCAAATCCATTGATCCGACCCTTTGTTGAAAAAGTCACAGAGAAATCCTTTGACAAAGGACTTCTCTGGGGCACAATTCTAGGTGTCTTTGTAACACACTTGTATTATAAAGACCACATTATAAAATTAGAGTCAAACTACAGAAAAACAAAAACGCTTAGCTAGTGGAATGCGCATGTTGAAGTTCATCTGGATGAAGTAGGCGCACGACACTGAGCGGTTCCTTGCGACCCATACGATATGCTCTTCCAAGAATCTGTTTTTCTTCTTCATGATTCATCGCATGAAGCAAAATAACATCGGATGCCGCAGTAATATTCATACCCGCACCAGCTTCTAGAGAATTCAGCAACAAGACCTTCGTCTTGCCCGCCTCAAAAGATTTGAGGGTCGTCGCAATCACATCCTTGTTTCCTTTCACTTGCTTCACAGAAATATTCAGTCCCTCAAGTTCAGATGTAATTTGAAGAAATGGATTGTCATAGCGACTAAACACTAAAAACTTTCCATCAGGCTTCTTCTGAAGAAGCTCTAACAGCTGCTCTGTTTTCTTTAAGGGTTGCGGTCCTGCTGAAGGATCAATCAATTCATTCTTTGCAATGGGAGCCGTCGCGAGGTTGCGCAACCCACCCGCATGGATATTCGCACGACAGAGAGGACAACTTGGCTGTCTAGTGAGAGAGGTTAGGATACATCCGCCGCAAAAAATACGGGAGCAACAAGGAGTTAGCGTTGGGTTTTGAGGTTCATCAAAACAAATAGGACACATTTCTTCCTTGTAGTTCTCAATACGCTCCTTCAGTTGTTTTAATTGCTCTTCGAGACTTGTCATTTTTTCCTTCAGAGATTTGAGGGCATTTTCTTTGGCTTGAGGTGTGGCATAGTCTAAGGATGCCTTGAAATCATACGTTTTCTTCAACCGGTCCAACTCTTTCATACGATTTTCGCTGACAGCTTTTACCAAGGACATCGGCTCTTCTGCTTTCACACCCAATTGCTCTAACGCGCTCTGAATATCTCCAGCGTGGAGTAAAGAACGCACATTGTTAGGAATTGCGTGAGCCACAACTTGCTGAAGAACAGAAGGCCTACATGTAATATTGCGGATTGTAATTGGTGGGAGTGTAATAGATTCCTTCACAAAGTCTTCTGAGCAACGTAAGACTAAACGCCCTCGCAACGATGAATTCGAATGAACAAACTCACGGAAAAAAGAGCCACTTACCATATAATGACGAATATAACTATAGACTCCATGCGCAGAATTTGTTAATGCGTTACGCAAGATGTCCCGCAACTCTGGCTGAATATTATCTCTTGGCCGATTGAGAATTTCATTTAACATCGTCGCAGTAATATAAATACTTTGATTGGGAAACAGGAGGTTGGCCCAGCTTGCGGAAATTAACCAAGAAAAGCGGCTTTCAGGCACGATACGTGTAGATGGAATGTGAAGTGTATCAGCTTCATCATAAAAGACGCGCTTCCATAAAAATAAATTATTTTTGGCAACTTGTTGTAAGTTTCCATACAAAGTGTTACTGACAAGTACAATCTCTGCCTGTTGAATCTTTGTAGCAATCCCTTCTTCATCTAATGTTTTCTTGGTTTGAATTCCTAAAAACTTCAATGTCGTTTGTTCTTTGATATACATCTGCCATTGTCTATACAACGTATGGGGGACAACAATTAAACATCCTATATCTTTAAATGTGTTACTAAACGACTGCTCATGTAAGCAATACATTTGAGAGGTTGAATGAGAATCTAACATGGGAATGGAGGGAATTGGTGTGGTGTATTTCAATCGCGCAATATGCCCAAGAACCATAAGACTCTTTCCAACACCCACACTATCTCCTAGAAATCCAAACCGACTAAACACTTTTGCCCCACTCAAATCCATTCCTTTGCTTAACTCAAATTCTCGTTTTTCCATTTCATACAGCGCTGCTTTCTGATGGTTACGTAAGGGCACCTTGATATCTATAGGTTGTTCTACTGTCGGTGAACCAGATCTTAACGAATAAACATAAACATCATTTAAGCATCGAATAGACTTTAATACGGGCTCGTAAGACATTCCTAAATTCCGTATCTGGCAGAGGTTTAGGCATTTGCAAAAAACTCTAGCAACTCCTTTTCTCGGGGCTCCTTTAGAAAGTCCTTGAGCTTCAACTCCGTTTTTTTGATATAAGGATTTTCTTGCTCTCTGAGTTTTTTCTTATCAAAAGTATTGTCTGAATGGGACATGACAAGCATAACTTTAAAGGGGTCCAATTGAATCATTTTATTCTTATAATCATCTAAGAAACTTCTTTCTTCTGAGTGAGTAACATCCTCATCATACCGATGTTTCTTAGCATAGCTGGATCTCCATGCCATGGTGCCATTGGTCGCATGATTGGGATTGTAGGGGCCTAACTTGTATATTTTCTGAATGTCTGAATAATACATGTAAATTTCAGACGCCCCACACAGTTCAATGGCGGTATTCTTTCTATCATTTAACGCGTTGACCACTGCACTAACACGACAAGGAGGGTAATAATCATCGTCGTCCATTGCCACTATAATTGAGCCTTTTGCTTCATCATTCAATCTATTGCGTTTCGCACCAATCGTGAGTTTTTCTTCTAACAGTATATAGCGAAGATTTGGAATTCGCTTTGCTGCTTCATCAAACAAATCCTTCACTTCTTCTTGTCCATCATCTAGGACAATCCATTCCATTCTGTCTTTCTTATAATCCTGGTTCTCTACCATTTGAATCAAATGAGGAATAAAACGTCGACGATTATAAGTAGGTGTTACAATTGTCACAAACGGTAAAAGTTTTTTTGTTTGTGTGCTCATATCTATCTAGTTAGTTTCAAATAGGTTTAAGTTAGACGAGTGTTTTCAACGAGTCTATCGCATCTTTGAGAGTTGATTTGTGTATGCCTAGCAAAGAAGATTTCAAATTGGAAATCGTTGCGTCAAACGCCCCTGGGTCCATGTTCAACATAGACGGATCCAATTGTTTTCCAACAGCTAACGCTGCTTCCATTTCATACGCAAACCTCTTCTTTTCAGCCAATCCATCATACAAATTAGCATCATAATGGATAATAGATAAATACCAAGGAATCTTTTGTGTTTTGGATCCTTCAATAATTGGAAGCAAGGCAAAAAGGACTGGGGCGTTCATGTAATCCATCATAGGTCCAGAGGGTTCTAATGTAAACACATTCCCCCAATTGATAGCAGTAAACGCTCTAAAGAAATAGTAGAACAGGAGTAAAAACGGGAACAATGGTATCATGCCATAGTGACACATAATGAATGTCCAAAGAAAAAAAAAGATACGAAATAAGGGTCCGCGCCCAATCATATCATTCGCAACAATCATGGATAAGATCACACTAAATACATAGGGCCATACAGTTCCAAATCCAATATTGAAATATTCATAGACATGACTCATAAGACGTGGTAATTTAAATGTATCTTCATCCGCAAGCTGTTTTTGTTCAACTTGGTTTTTGTAATCATTAAACTGGGTTTCATTAATTCCTTGTAAGAGAGTCAGCTGTGAGTTTGATGCTTCAAAGCCTTCCTTCAAATCCTCAAAGTTTTCAGGAATTTTTTTCTGAATGTCCATGAACTGCGTGTTAAACGTATCACGCTTCGCAACAATATCAGCAGGTGTTTGTCTATTGATACCCTTAATGTAGTCTTCAGACGATTGTTTCAGCTTTAGAAGTTCATTTCGTTGCGGATTGGGAATCTTTGTATCTTTGTCTTTAATGAATAAATCCAAAAAAGCAGGAACACGCTCCACTTCTTGAACAATCTTGTTTGCGCTTGTGATGCTCTCCCATTGCGTTTTCATTTCAGTGGATTTTTGCGTATAATCTCCTGCTGCCAACCCTCCATTCTTTCCAACCCAATTTTCCCATTCCGTAATTCTTGCTAAGGAGTTTGTGGTATAATAGTCAGATGCTTGATTGGCAGCAAGAAGTTTATCTCTGGCATTCCGATAGCCCTGAATCTGTTTCTTTATATCTTCTACAGCACCAACAGCCTTCTGATTTTGATCATCATACGCTTGACTAGCTTTTTCATTGTATGTGAGGTTGAAAAAGGCCCGATTTATAGATTCAAAGAACCCCATCTGCTACTTTGAACAATGAAAACCCGGAGCAAATTCTATCCACTGAGTAGACAGATGGTAAACAAGACTCGTAAATCCAGGGGTGACTATGTGGTCGCAATCCCCTCCTATAAGAGAACAGAAGGCCTCAAAGAAAAAACATTGGCTGTTCTCCAGCACTACAAAATTCCAGTCTCCAAAATCTATATCTTTGTTGCCGACAAAGAGGAAGAGGCAAATTACCGGAATGCTCTTGAACCTGGAACTTACAATAAGATTGTTGTAGCTGTAAAGGGCTTATCACAGGCACGCAACTTTATCGCTGAGTATTTTCCAATTGGGAAGAAAATAGTCTATTTTGATGATGATGTCAAAGGGTTTCTTGAATTTGATGAATCCAAACCTCGTCATGAAAAGCCATTGGTGTCTTTAGAGAAGGTGATTCAACGGGGGTTTGCTGAATGTAGGAAGCACGGATGTCGTCTCTGGGGGGCGTATCCCTCTGCGAATGGGTTTTTTATGAAGGATACCGTAAGCACAGATTTGAAGTTTATACAGGGCTGTTTCTTTGGTATCGTAAATCCTGGAAGCAAAGAGCTCCATTTGCCTGGAAATGGAGAAAAGGAAGATTACTATCGAACACTGCGCATGTATCAACTAGATGGCTGCGTAGTGCGTCTAAATTTTATAGCTCCGAAGACATCTGTCTATGGAACACCTGGAGGATTACAATCCAATCCTGATAGAGCCAAGCGTGAGAAAGAAATGGTTGAGTTATTGATGAAGGAATTTCCTGATTGGGTCAAGTTGAATCCCAGACGAAAATCTGGATTTTTAGAAATTCGCATCGCTGATAGAAAGAAAGACGATTAGAGAGCATACTTGAGTCCTCCCATACCACCTGCCACTTCAAACCAGTTAAGATTCTCGACATAAATTGTCAAGTCATACACGTAATTCGTGTTGACTGGCAACGCATAGAAATCCACTTCAACCTGGAAGTTCTTTACACGAGATGTATTGAGAGAGCCTGAGGGTTGTGTATCAGGAGAGTGAAGCGTGAAATTGTAAACAGGGATCTTCGTTCCAGGACGACCATTGAGAGTCTTCCACGGAATAATTTTTGTGAAGAAATCAATCGGTTTTTCTTCTTGAATTTCATTGCCATCACAAATCACTCGCAAACTGCGGAGAATTCCTTCTTGTCCTGTTGGAATTAAGAGACCACTGGAATTTGCCTTTGTATTCAAGGGGATTAATCCAGGAGTAGGAGCAAAGGGCGGTGTCGGATAATTCCACCAATTGCTAAAATTCGCAACATCATTGCGATACTGAAGACTATCTGAACGCCGCTGAATAAATATCATACGCGTCACGGGGTTGTGTGTGTAGAGGTCAAGAATTTGACGCGTGTAAAGTCCAGGGAAGGGATAGGGTGTAATTTGCTGCATCAGATAGGACAAGGGTTGTGTCGCAAAGATTTTTCTCTCTTGCTCAGGCAAGTAGACATAGGTACATTGAATTCTAGGATTCAAGAACCATTGATTTAAAGCAGGGATAGACGCACCCACATCTGTCGCAAAGTATCTCCATTCTGTCTGTTGTTCATTGGAGGAAACATATTCAGGTTGATTTAATTGGATTTCTTCTGTGGACGCTGCCATTTGATAAAGAGGACTGACGCGATAGCCTGACGCATCTAGCACTGTATACAAATTTTCAATAGAGTTGAGAGTAATCTGAACTTCACAGTCATGATATTGGAGGCCGATAAGAGGTAGGGCGAGGCTAGAGGCATCTGAAAACCAAAATCCGAGGGGAACACTAATATCTTGTCCAAAAATGGAAGGACGATTTGTTTGCGCACCCAATGGAATACTTGCGTTCTGAAAGACACTTGGATATCCTACCTGATTTGTGCCGCCCGCAAAGACACCCTCTGCGGGATTGGTTAATTCATTTGTGTCTCCCACAAGGGTTCTCCATTTTTCAAAACTTGTATTGTCAAAATCCAACATGGCTCTTGCCATTAAATAGGTTCCATCCACTTCTTGAATCTTCTGGCCACCCACATAGAATCCTGCTCTCTGAATAATGGCTGCTCCAAGAAATCGGATCCACTGATATTGGAACTGTGCTGTGCGTTGGTCAGGTGTGACATATTTACTGTAGATATCGGGTATTCGGAAGGTAAAATAGATATCTGAAAGTAAATCACCCACACGTTGGATTTTCACTCGGAGTTGAATGGGTTGCGAATAAAAAAGCTCATTTGGACCTTCTAGCGATGTCGTAACATTTTCTTGACTAAAGTGTGTATATTTTCTATAACTTTTATACCAGAATGTCATGTCAGGATTTCCAGACAATAATACATTTTGAGCGCCGTAGGCGACTAGACTTAAGAGACCTCCTCCAGTCATTCGTTCTAACCTACAGGACAGAATGCTTCTTCTTTAGAATCCTCATACACTCATCACCTAGTGCATTCTATGTTTGTTTGAGACTCAAACAAACATAGGTTGTTTTAAAGTTCACTCCACTTACTCTTGGAGCTGATAACTGGTGGTCCAGTATGTGTCCACGAGGTAGGGAGGCTTGTCCATCTGTGCGGACAATGTCTTCTTGCTGACACCCATGTCCATTAAACTTTGGATTTCCGTGAAGGATGCAGCATAGGCGAGATAGGTGAGGTTGCTCATGTTTCCACGGAACGCACCCTCAAATCGTAAATCATTGCCTGAGCCAAGTGAGGCAACTTGCGATCCCAAGATCATTTTCTTGAGAGGGCTGAAGCAAACCAGATTCTGGAAATTCTGGTAGGGAAGAGTTCCTTCAAACGGCAACTTCTTGCGCAGATTTCCATTGATGTAAATCTCTAAGGAGTTCTTGCGGCACAAGAGAACACAGTGGAACCATTTTCTTACAGGGATGTTCTCTACATCCATATAGGTGTAAGCATTGCGATAGGTATTCATGACAACACGGAGCGTATTGCTATTTCCTTTCACAAATACACCAGGACCCATGAGAGGCCAAGGATTAGTGTATCCCTTGTGCATCACGTGGAACAGCACATCTTCTCCATTGAATGTGCTAGGATGAATGAGCAAATAGAAGCTATACGTGAATTCAATGCCTGTGCGTTCATTGTCTGACAATGGGATTTGCTTTGCGTCTTTATAGGCTGTTCTATTTTGCTGGAATGTAAGCATTTTATCTTCTGCCGTAACAGTCAATGGCATGAGCTGAACAAATCGTCCTCCAATTCGCTTGTAACTCATGATAAGAAACTCAATAGATATAAACAGGAAGAATAACAATGACAGGATTACAAGCACAAGCAAGACTTGTTGGAAAAATCCTTTACCAAAGAGGATTCCTAGTGGTCCTGCGGATAAGGTTGAACCTGCGTTTGTATTGGACGACATCTACTACCTTTCTACTGTTTTTTAGAAAGTAACTGTTGTTTTAGGATAAGTCAATCCAACCGTGGGGTATTGGTAAGTGACTTCACCCTTCACGTTAAGGAGACCACCTAACCAGCCTAGGAATCCTGTCGCAGCGATATCAGCCGGTCCATTCATGTAAATTCTATACATCTGCTCGGGATTCAATGCAACACTGTGAACATAGAGATTGCTCAAGAAACCGTCAAAGCCTCCGTATTGGAGAATTTTCATATTTACACCAGTAGCATTCACCGTATAGAAGGAAGGGAGAACACACGAGCGTGCTAACTTGCCGTCCAAATAGACATCTACAGTGCGACCATTCAATACAATACCAAAGCAGACCCATCTCTGGAGCTCCACCTCGGGGAGGTCACACATAGGCATGGTATCGTTCAAGAGCTGGCCGGAAGGAACTTGGGTCGGCTGGAAAATACTATTCACCTTTGTCCTGGTGAGCGTCTCAGTGCCTGATGAATTTGTATTGACGCGAACCATGAGTTTGTTGTTATAGGGTCCCAATCCTACAACTAATGTTGAGAGAGGATTGCCTGTTGTGCTATTCGGGGCCAACTCAAGCACGTGCTTCGCCTTACCTACCGTATCCTTGTATGCCGTAATGTAGGTCCAGAAGGTAATAGAGTATTCACCACCCTCGTAGACAGGGAGAATCTCATACGTCTTGGGAGAGGTAGCCGGATTTGCGGGAATTGCTGTGGTCAGAATCGCCTGACTTATCTTTCCCTGCTCTTCAAAAAAATACTTGTAAACATAATATAAAAAGACAATTCCAATGATAACCACTGCTATAGACATGATGGACTGTGTCAAGCCACCCGACGCCGGGACAGCGTTACGAACTCCCTTCATTGCGTTATTCACGGCTTCCATGTCGTTTCTGATGAAACAAAGGTTTTTTTAATGGGCACTAGGCATATTGAGTTTGCCAATCTAGAAGAGGAGATGTAGGTCTCATTTTGGGTCCTGTTATACACCCCCCTCCCTTACAATTAGGCAAATAGTCAAAGAGATTGGTTGGGTCACTTATAAAGGGTTGGCCTGTTGTATCCGCTTTCGCTTTGTAATTCGCAAGCACATCCGCCTGACTGAGTTTCTGAGGGAATGTTTGAACAAACGCAATCTTTCCTGTTAGATTAGGGTCACCCGCTGTAATCGGACCAAATCCTGCTCGTATATCTACAACATTTTGTGTGCGCTTGGACATGACAATTTTTCCATTGTAATAGATATCAAATCGACGACCCTCTCTCGCAATCGTAATAAATGTCCACTTCTGGAACGGGATCTCAGGGAGAGGAATGGTCTCCTCAAAGACAGTTTGGACTTTCGGAAGGTTCGGTGAATCACATTGACGAAATCCAGACAAATATCCCTTTAATCCATCATCTTTTGCTAAGCTAGCCTCACCAATAAGACAAATTCTTTCTTTTTCGTTTCCAGGAACAACACCTGAACATCGTCCATTTACAAGAGGAGTATCACAACATGCCTTTATGGTACCAAAGTCTGGAGATAAAGGCAATTCTGAATTGGAGACAGGGCACCCAGTTTGTATCGGAATTGCCATACCCATTGTTCTTATAACAAGTTGCGCAGAAGCCGCATTGGGTCTCCCTGCGTCGGGAGAAGCCAATAATTCTACACGTATAACATTGCTAATATTTACAACATTCACGTAGCCTGAGTGAACACACTTCGAGCAGTCATTACCTAGACACTTACATAAGTTGTATTGACCCGTAGAGCATTCAGGCTCTCCAGGATTTGAGGACCCCATAGGATTACACAAAACCATTGTGCCAGTCTTCTGTGCTTGTAGCGGGTAGACGAAGGCTTGAAGAGTGCCTGTATTCGCGGCATTCAGAAGCTGTCGTGTGACAGTGGAATCAGCCACTTCAGGACGTTTCTGAAGCATGAAAGGGCCTTTGGATTCGTCGACCTTTTTCTCCGTCAGTCTTTTAAACAGAAAATAAAACACTATAAATGCCAATAGAAGCGCAAATGTGCCCCACATTCTACTGAAGAGTATGGATTTGGATTGCGGATAGTCCGTAATTCAAATCAGTTGTATGAAACGAGTTATCTTGTACACGCCGTAGCCATTTCATCAGGACTATAGAGTTTCTTGTCCGTCAAAGGAGGTCCAGAATTTGCAATTTCAGCAGAAGTTAAGGGTCTATCCCAATACTTCAAATTCATGACACGAACTGAACTGCGATACGCATCCGGTGAGCTGAAAAAGTAAGCATTCGAGGAACGTGGTGTGAATCGGAAGGTTCGCGTTCCTTGGAGTTTCCCGTTGAAATAAACCTCAAGAACCTGAGCCATGAAAACAACCGTGACGCGAATCACTTCTTTTATCGGCACATTCAGCATAGTTGGCGTTGACTCAAACACATAATCACCATTTCGCTTGACTGTAACAGCTGTGACAACCAAGTCGTTTGTATTGGGACTCAAATACATAAACAGGTTTGATTCAGGGTAATCAACAAACAAATCTTCTGGTTTAGAATTATCTACAACGACACGATTCATTGAACGATAGAAGAAGATACGTTTGCGATTCGATAGGCTTGCTTCGTTATCCATATAAATATCTTGTTGAATGGTAAATCCATACGGTAAAATTCGCTCAATATTTCCACTTATATCCGCAAGTGGAGGAGCTTTTGTCCAAACAAGCTGTCCATCGGATGTATTCGCCAAAGGAAAGGACCCACCATCTCCAGCTGTGAAAGAGAAGACAGGAGTGATAGAATAGTGGATAATGAGAAGCACTAAAAAGACAACAAGAAGAGCAAGTGCGAAATGAAATAAAGAAGTGCTAGTTGTGCCACTTGACCCCACATTTCGGGGAGTGAAGTTGGGTATTCTGGATGTTACACCCGAAACAGTTTTTTGTATCGGGCTTAACAGCGCATTCAGCTCTAATTTACGGGCTGTCTCTGCCATCTATCCTATTCTTCACGTTTCTTTTTCCGTGTTTTTCCTGACATCTTCGGGCCCTTTTCAGGGTCAAAGTCAATCGATTTATAATATTTTCTCGTTTCAGAATCTTTACACTTACGAAGTTTCTCACGCAAATAGCACACAAAGGAAATCCGTGTAAAGGGTTTTTCTCCACCAAGTGTGCCCGTAGAGGGGTCATCAAAATAGATTTTAGGGAGCTTCTTATTAAACTCCTTATCCTCTGCTGTTTCATACATTTCTGTATTACAATGCCATTCATGAACGTCCATCGCAATAAAATCACCAGTTCGCAAATCAAATCCTACGCCATACCGAGGAAACATAGTATATCCACCATGATACTTGCCCCGCTGGATTACAGACAAGTTACCATACCCATCACGAAAGTCGCCATCATCCATATGGAGGCCTGTGCGGAAATTTCGGTTGATGGTCACAGAAGAAAAACATGTATCTCCAATCCGATAGATAGGCTTTTCATCGGCCGCTTTTTTCTGAGCAGCATATCGCTCGGGGACAAGTTTCTTAAAGACATCGTTTAATTCTTCAATAAACGGAATCCCTGATTTGTAATATTTGAAGTATTTCTGCGTATACGATGTCAAGCGGCAAGGAAGACCCATGAAAGGCGTTTGCTCAAAATATCCTAAGACACTGCTAAAGACGTTATTGTTCACACGCATTTTACTGACCTTTCCATCCTGATAATAACGGGCTGACCAGTTGGTAACATCTGTCGGCTTGCGTTTTTTCCAGTAATTCGATTTGAGTTGGATAGGTCCAGCAGCAGCTCCACGATTGCGACTCGGAGCCGCTGTGATATAGTAACTTTCCCATCCTTGCTGAATAACATCATGAGGAATTACATTTTTCCGAAACTTGGCCAAAAGTTTCTTCTCCCCTGTATCCGGGTCTTTTCCATAGATATCCGCATCTTCTTCCACTAAGAGTTTAATCGCTTTGTCATCAAAATAACTGCCTTCTTTCGCTTTAATTTGGTCATTTGTTAAAATGGGGTCAAGGACAATTTCTTTTGCTTTGATTTTTGCTTCTCTGGCAGGCTTCTCAGGAAGCTGTAGCCCTTGAAGAAGGTTTTCACGCTTTTGAAGTTTGAGATCACTCATTCTATTCTTAGGCACTCTTTTGAATATACCAAAGCACTCCTCCTACAGTGACAGTTGCTGCAACACCTATGCCAATTCCTTTGATTAATGCCCGTAAATCAGCTTCTGCGAAATCATCAGGCTTCATCACAGGACTTCTACCTGATGCGCCTAGACGTCTATAGAATTCAATGGATTCGAGTTCTGTAACCTGTGGTTTTCCAAGTGTCTCATTCACTTTGTTGTGAAGAGCAACTGTCCATTTGAACAGGTCGTCTCTTCTATCTAAGAAAGGTGTAATGGGCATGTCTTTTAAGAATTGTATATAGTGGTCACGACAGATAGGGCAAGGAATTAGAAATGCGAAGGCTTCAAAGAATTCTTTTGCCGCTTTCTTGTGACCATACGAAGGTTTTAAGGGATATCCCAGTGCACAAATATGCATTGTGTGCCAAAAAAAAGGTCCCCATGAGCTCGGAGGTAGGTGCATTGTTCTATCTATCTAAACATCGGAAAGCATACT